GAACCGTACTCATTATTAGCTCGCAGTGTTCTTGAGGGTGTGCCAAGGTGACCACACCGAAGGAATACCACGCTCATGAGCGAAGTAGGTCGCAATGATGCCCTTATCGAGCATTTCGTACTGATTCGAGGTCGCTGGGACCACGGCCAGAGGGTAGTTCTGCATGTAGCGGAAGCTCTTGCCAGCTTCCATCATGAACCACAGGCCATCGGCATTGTCCTGGTTCAGGTTCAATCCGTCCGCAGCCAAGGCACGCTGTTCAAACAGCGGGCTGGTGAGAACCTTGAAGTTGCCTGAGTAAGGGTTGCCAGGGGTGCTGGAGATGTTCAGCGTGGTCGCCGTGGACTGGTTGCCCGTTGGCGCAGTACGACGATCAGTAACAGTTGAACCCAAGATCAGGTTCATGGTCGCCAACTTGCCTGGGTTTACCAGAACAGTGTTGGGATTGAGCAGCAAACGCTTGCCCGTGTGTGGATCTTCCATACGCATAAACTGCAACACGTCCGTCTGGATCGATGTCCAGTCCAAGAGAGGGTTGACGATGCTGTTGGTGTAGCCCAAGGTCTTCGACGTGACGTAGGTGTTGTACGCCGTGCCGTTGTACTTGAAGCTGTTATTAACACCGATGATGGTGTCGATAACTTCGAGTTCTTTGCGGTAAGAAAGCTCAAGACCAACCGAAGCAGCCTGCTGAAGGATCTGCCCGGTGAGATCGAAGAACACCGCTTCCTTGAGAACGTCGATAGCAAGAGCGTTCTCACGGGTTTCAGGCGTTTCAATCCAACGCTCGCCGAACTGGGCACGAGCATGAGGTTCGCCGGGCTTACGTTGACGACCACGGTCACCAATCGACTGAACGCCGATCACCTTCTGACCGTTGAGCCGAGTGGCTTCAGCGGGGCAAATCTGGTCAGCAATCAAAGCTGGGTTCTGGAAGGCTTCCAGAATCTTAACTTCGATCAGACCACCAACAACGCTCGTGAATGCGTTGATGTCCGCAAAGCTCGAAGGATCGATACCGATACCAGTACTTTCCAGCAAGGCTCGGCTGTCATTTGGGAAACCAGATTCAACCAAAGACTTGGCACGAAGATAACGTCCCATTTCTCGGTTATCTGGGTCGAACAGAGTGCGCCAGCTTCCGCCAACGCAGGCCTCTGCCAATTCTGCCAGGCTGAAGTTCTCAGCAACCATTTCACGTTCACGAAGTTGCTTATTACCAGCCAAGTCCTTGTAATCAGACCCGTTAGAGTCCGAGAGGCCAAGACCATGGCGCAACTCGTTAATGAAGCGCAGTCGGCCACCCGAGTCCTTTTTGCGTGATTCGTACAGAGACTTCATCTTCACTACGTCAATGCCCATGGTACTTTCCCCCTTATTGATCTTAAATTAGAACACCTGGCGAGCGGCTTTACCGTAAAGCCTAACCCAAACCGTTGTGGTTGCGGCAGTGTATTGCTTGACGACAACACCAATGGCCTCTGCGGTCAAAGCGGTTGCGTCAATCTTTTGGTCTTCGATTGCTCCGGCAGCAGCAACGCCGCTAGAAAAACCAGTTACCAGAGCGCCAGGAATCCACGTCTGGGATGCACAAGTTGCCTCGTAGATGCAATCGGTGGCAATCGTCACCGTGCCATCTGTGGTCTGCTGTACGATGCGCCCAGACTGAGCCACACCGATAAAGTTATCATGCACGAACACCTGATCGGTATTCACAGTGCCCGAGGCGACCTTTTCCGACAAAGGCTTGGCATAGCCATCGCCAGAGTCGTAATACATGAGGTCGCCTACGCTAATCACAATTCCACCCTTGGCCTTATAGACAACGGTGCGTGTGAGTGGCGGTTGTACAAATCGAGATTCACCGAAATTGGCGCTCATTGTTAAACTCCTTAGTTTCTAAGCCAAGAAAACAACTGCTTGCCTTCAAGCATGTCAATTTCAGACTTCTGTGCTTCCTTGGCCTTAACGGCGCTCTTTGGCTTCAGAAGACGTTCAGCATTTGCCAGGCGCTTGATCAGGCCTTCAGCTACGCTTACTGGAACAGCAGCAAGATCCTTGATCAACGATTCGTCTGCCGTCAGCTTGTGTGATTCACAAAGTTCTTTGACATCGTCAATAGCTTTGCGTGAATCCTTTGACTCTTTAGAAGAGTACTTCTCTTTCATTTTCTTTTTTTCCATCTTCTTCTTTGAGACGGGTTCTTCTTCGTCGTCTTTCTCGTCTGCTTCGCCGTCTTCAGATTCTTCAGCGTTTTTTTCGTCTTTCTCTTCCCCACAGCAAGATTCCATCTTGCGTCCGCACTTGGGGCACTCTTCTGAGCCTTCTGACTCTTCGGTGTCAGAATCCGATGGCTCATCAGTTCTAATGTCTTTGTCATCGTCTCTGGAGACGGCTTCCTCGGTGTCATCATCCTTGCTAATCTTTGTTTCGTCCTTAGCCATGTCACGTCCCTCTTCTTTCTTGGATGACTTATTAGTGACCAAACTTACTATCTGATCTGCTTTTTGATGATCGGGTACGCCATCATGCTTCAGCACATCAATGATTCTAGCATGGAGCTTGTCATATTCTCCATCGCTCGACTTGCTCTTCTCGCCGTCTGATTCTTGCGACTCATGGCTCACATAAAGTTTTGATTTTGTTTTCGTATACCCACGCTTGGCACCTACGCCACGTTTCCGGCTCTTATAGCCCACTCTTGTATACGCTCCTTCTTCAGCTTCTTGTTCGGCAGGCACCTCTGCTTCTTTCGATTCTGCCAGCGAGTGCGTTGTTGCCGGGTCTGCGACGAGATCGACATGCCTCACCTCGGCTACCTTGTTGACAACGAATTTCTTCGTCTTCTTGTCTTCAAAGCCTTCGCCTTTGGCGTTGTGCGACAGACCATAAATTTGTGGCATCTTTTCCGCCGCTTCCAGTATTCGTTCGGTGAATGGATGCGAGGGTAGGAGATGCAAGTCGCCGTAAAGACCTTTGCCTTCCACGAACTTGACGTTCTTCAGGAAGCCAATTCGATCCCAGGCTGACCTCTGCTCATCTGGACCGCCATCAGGGTGATCAATGTTAACATTGACCCCTTCGTACATCGGTATCGCCTGTCGCAGTGCTTCAGGCGTGTACTCACGGTCGTTGGCCGATTGAAAACCGATAATCTTGACGTTGTGGACAATGGCACCTACCCGGTCAACCTTCAGATTGCCGAGCGATGTGTAGTCACGGATTTCTTCAAGAAGAATGGTCTTCATACTGAGATGCTATCAACTTGTAACCCCATGTCAAGAGTTCATAGAAATTTTTGAGTAAAGTCTTGCTATTCTATTTTTTCTTTTTGTCCTTGTCTCATTTTCTATTTCTTTATCTGTCATGAGTATTCCGGTTTTGCTGTCCAAGAACTCAATCCAGTTGGGCGATCCGCCACCTTTGCGGCTTACCGCTGCCATGTAGCGTTTTTTTCCAACAATTGCAATTTTCGCCGCCTCTGTCTGTCTATCGAACCACACAGAAAAGACTTTGGCGTTTGGAATTATTCTTCCACGAATATCCCTAGCTTTTGTGTCATCGCCCTTAAAAACGGGAATCAGGGAGCAGCGGCAGTTAAAAGCATAACTACCATCTGCCTCAAGTGGCGGATTTGGCATCTGCTCAAACCCTGGTCGGTCCACGCCAGGCACTTTGTAGTAGATGGTGCCATGTCTCGCCCTGTGTGCAGGCCTGATGCGATTGTCAAGTATGCCTAGAACCTGAAACCCGATCACATCCGCAGGAATTGAGTCGTAAACCTCTCGATTGACTTGTCCAGCCATTGAGGCCATTCCCGTACGAACGGACGTGTAGGCGGCATTTCTGAGCCTTCTAAAGTAATCATCCAGAAGCCTACGCCGCTCTGCTGGATTGCCCATGATGGCAATCATGCTCGCAATTTGCCTCGGTGAAGACCCACTCCTCTTCAATGCGTTGTAAATCTTCTGCGGTATCTGCTGATTAGCAACAATAAGAGACACTTGTTGTGCAGATAAGTCGGGAAACACCGTGGTGGCAATCTTCGACCTTGCTTCCATCACCGTGTGTTCAATTTTGTCCGAAATGATCTCTGTAATTTCGTTATAGTGCTTTTTGATCAATGCTGGAGCGTCATGGCTGACCAAGCGCATGATGGCAGCGAAAACCGACATGGTTTCGTATTCAAAGTTCGATCCGAACTTGTTGCGGTCCAAGGATAAGAGTGCTTCCTTGTGCTTCCTATCGATGGTTCTGACCACCTTGGTCGCAAATGCGATGGATCTCAAGGTGGTCTCCGTGTTGGCAATAAATAGCGGGGCATCAATCATTTCTTTTTGTCTGCCGCAATCATTTGGTTTCTGACCTTCCTAGACCATGAGAAGCCTGCATCGCCACCCCACAAGAGCCATGCGATGTAGCCGTTCGAGTCTTCGCCCCAGCCTTCGCCCTTCTTATCGACCTCATGCCTGGAGAAGAATGAAAACATTCTTTTGACTGTGGAAGGACTCATTTCTTTGCCGCCTGCAATATCTCTCGCCCTGGCAATGCCCACAGACGTTCCACCACGCCCATGTTCCCTTCGCAATTCCAAGCCCTTCTTGGCGGCTTTAACCGCTCCTGATGGCGGCTTGAAGCTTATGTGCGAATATTTACCTTCGCCTTCGGTAATCGATTCTGCAACGCCTTCTGGATCTTCTGGTTCCGATGGCGCTTCTGGTGGCGTTGGGTCCGCCTTGGACTGTCCAACAGATGGCAGGTCTGTGACAGCCTTGGGTTCACCCGTCATTGCTGGTGCGGCCTTTGCGCTGCGGTAAAGGCTATCGGGGAAGATGTCAGCAATCTGTGCCACATTCATCAATGGGAAGGCGGCTTGAGCCACCGCACGGCCCACTTCCACGGTCAACTGTCCAGCAGCGACGCGGGTAACAATGCCCACTAAGTTCTCAATTTGAAGTCCATTGAGAGCTTGATCAGAGATCTGAGCCATATCACCACCCATAACATCGGATGCGTTGAGCTTGTCTTCTTGGTCTTTCTCAAGCTCCATGTTGCGCCGTTCTTGTTCCGAATCAAGGCCAAGCTCTTGGGTAATGGTTTGGCTGCTCTTGATTTTCATTTCGTAATAGGTGCGGTTGGCCGTGGATTCTGCGATTCTGTCACGGGCTTCCACGTTTGGTGGTGTCACAATGACATCGATGGCATCCACAATGCCCATAGGAAGCATCCCTGCCTCAGCAGCGGTCAGGATAGCTTCACGGACAATCTTGCCGAAGTGGCGCTTGTAAATCGCCTGCAACCGCATACAGTTTTTCAGAAATGGGCTTTCAGCCGTCAAACTCGATGCATAGTTGGCATTGGACACATCGCTCGAAGAAAGCCACTCAGGGGCATTGTGGCGGTTTCCTGCCGAACGCATTAGCGACTGGAAGATTGCCAGGTGAGATTCATAGTTCTCAGAACCCGGTGGTTGAACGTAATTCATCCCTTTCGGAATATCCAGAAATGAACCAGGCTCGATTCGTTGGAATCCGGTCTCACGCAGTGGAATCCCAGTGTAGGCCGAATAGTCGATATTGTCAGTGACAAAATCCTCGACTTGCTCTTGAGTGGCGGTATCGTGCTGTCGAATAGCAGCGATTGCTGATTGGACTGAGGCACCTTCGCCCATATTCTTGCGAAGCTTTCCCGCAGTGATGAATGTATCGAGTGTTTCGTAGGAGAAGTCAGACAAACCACGTTTAATTGACTTCTTGACGTTGCACTTGATGTGAACGATGTCGGCTGCTGGAACAATCTCTCCGGTTCGGCTTTCCCGGTTGGAATCAGAATCCGTGCCTAGTGGCGCATCGTAATCCACGTTGTAGGCTTCGACGCTGAAAACGTCTTCTAATTCTGTTTTTATGCCATAAGACCACTCGGCAAAGTTGCTTCCTGGTGGTTGGTAGATCTGTTCAGGCTCGATGGTGCGAATCAACAACCGTCCAGATGGCTGCGGGAAATAGCGTAGGAAGCACTCGCCATCTTCTCTGGACCGGAAGAAGATCTCCTGTTCGAGCAGATCCCATTCGTTGTCATCGAAGAATTTACGAAGAACATTCTGAACCTTGAGGATGAGACTGTCCTCAATTACATACCCATCCCTCGGCATGACCCTGTAACCGAACCCGGTGCCGATGACGTAGCTTGTCAGTCCATTGAGAAGACCTTGTGCGTTGGGGCTGGTTGTTACAAGAAGGCGTGCCTGTGCCCTGATCAGGTTCAACTGCTGCTCTGAGTACCAGAAGGGGTAGTTCGAGCCGTACAGACGATCCTTGACGTTAACGATTGGATATGCGTAAACACCACCGTCTGTGAACCTGCTGAGAAGGTCCGTATACCCACCCAGGTTGAAGTCCATGTTGTAGGCGGCTTCACGGAGCGAACGCTTCTTGCGCTTTGGTTCTTCCGGTGGCTTGGCAGGCTGTCCAGAGAGAAGGGAACGCCACCATTGTGCTGATAACGGATTCATGATCGGATTCCTCTTGTTGGTGTCGCACCTTTGCCTTGAGTCTGAACACGTCCATTGTGGATTGAAATCATACCACGCAGGGCCATTTCCAAGGCATCCGGTCCATCATCGTACTTTGCCATAGGGAATTCACGCAATTGATTCACCAGGAGTCGAGTACCTTCGTGATTGGCCTTGAACCTGAAGATCTTGTTAGAAAGGTTCGGGCCAAGACGACGAATACGAACATCCTTTGAAACTTTATTGTAAACAGACATGACAGGCATTGAAATGCCTTTTTTTCTTGACGTTGAAATGATCTGTGTGGCAAGTAAATGTTGAAATTGATTTGTTTCTACTACGACCACATCAGCGTTGAATTGTTGTTGTTCGTTGCAAATGTTTGAAACGATAGATTCGGAGTCGATTCGTTGAAGATCGGCTTCGACGTAGATGATGCCTTCGATGGTGCGTGCCAATTTGACGATGGCGCAGAAGTCACCGTGCTTGGAGTCGTTTCCCTTGGATGGGTCAAGGCCAATCGACTTGAGTGCGATTTGGCGGTTGTCGGGCCATTCATCGAACCAGATGTGCCCGGTGAAGTGCGCCGCAGGCCATTCGCAACCTTCTTGGTCAACGAATTCGCCTGAGATCTCTTGTGCTGCTTGCTTGTCGGAATATTGCGTCTGGAGAGCATGGATGAACTCTCCAGGGAGGAATGGGTTCTCTTTGGTTGATGAGCGGAATAGGGCAGTATTGGGCCTGTTACGGGCAAATACTTCATAGGTCCAATGGGAGGTGCCTTTGGGCGTAAAGGTGGCAGAGAGCCATCCTGCTTGACCGGCTTCTCGAAGACAGGCGATGCAGACGTTGTAGGTTTCTTCGCCCACCAGAGAGGCCTCATCGAGCCACACTCCAGAGAGGTTAGGACCACGCAACTTTTCTGGATCGTCACCAGAGCGGAAGATGATTTCAGAACCGTTTGTCAAGATCAGGCGAGGTGGTTGTTTCCATTTTTCTTTGATGACACCAAGGTCTTCTGCGATCTGAACCACGGTCCTCATTGAAGCATCTTGCAGAATGATGTAAGTAGGGGCCACCACCATGTAGAGGCGGCCTCGACCCCGTTCTGACATCGCACGACATAGAAGATCATATGCACCAACATATGACTTGCCGCTACCACGACCGCCAACGAACCCACGATAAAGAGATGCAGAGTGTCTGAATTCACTTTGGACCTTGTGTAGCTTGATTGTTTTTGTTGTCAACGATGGTTGCTGTGGTGTCGAAGCTTCCATGATCCACTATCTCCTCGACTATGTGCAATTGAACTTTGGTGAGGTTGTGAACCTCTTGACGCTCAACATACCCACGCTCCTTACCAAGCGTCTTAAGAATCATCTCAATGGCCCACTTGGCCCCACCTTCCATCGCCTCAACTAACTTGGCCTCGGCCTTGTCAACAATACCACCACGCTCACCCTTGCAAATCAACATGAGGTTGTCGTTAGCCTTGATACGCTGATCAAGATCAGGATGAGAACAACCAAGCTTGATCGCTGTCAAATAGATAAGACCTTTGCAATCCTTGAGAGCATCCACTATCTCGGAATCACGAATCGTTGAGATAGGCCGTGATACTAGAGAGTAGACAGACTGTCCAGGAGAGATGGCAACGTCTTTTGGTTTCTTTGCCATTGGTACAACTCGATGAGGCAGTGATTAATAGAAAGTATAGCAGACGAAGATAGATAGTGCAAAAGAGATGGTGATAGATAATATTAATTGTTATTATTTGATGAATGAAAAATAGGTCAGAGAGGGAGAGGTGAGAACCCGTGGTCCTCCAATTTCGTTATTGTTTTCCTCCTTCCTACCTATTAGTTACCTATTTAATATTCTACTTTTAAGGTAGGTAAACTATGGTACTATTATAATAGGTAACAAGAAAACAATAATCTAACATAATAGGTAAAAGAACCTGGAACCTGGAACCTGGAAAAAAAACAAGAATGAACCGTTGAAAGAAAAAACAAGATGATAGGATCATATATGAAGCCGTTTAACCTTACCTATAATTAATTCCAGTCAATAATCTTTCAACCTGGAATTCTAATCTTGTTCACCTGGCGTTGTTTGTTTGACCTATTATTTGAACCAACTGGCTCGAATAGTTGGTATCCAACTAAACAATAAACAAGAAAATAATCTACTAATATTGTAGAATAATAATGTAAAAACACTATGAAACAAGCGTATTCTTAACAGTAGAAAAGAATTTAGTAGAATTGTTTGATAGTGGGCTTGCAACAATCCGATAGTATCCTTAGCATGATGTTGTCGGAAAGGTTAACCGACTGGAACGGAACGGAACGGAAACAAGATAAGGGGACTGATAATGGAAAGCCTAGTGATTAGCGTATGCGGTATCAGTATGATTGTTGGTTTAACATTACCCTTCATTACCACGTTTTATATTTTAAGAATTCAACGCAATGAAGCTAAGGCTAAGGCTAAGGCTAAGGCTGAACTATTGAAAGAATGGATGTTGGTCGAAACTAGCGTAAACTGAAAATAATTTTATAAAATAATTTTACAATGGGCTTGCAACAATCGGAAAGTATGCTATTATAAGTTTGTCGGGGGAAACTAACCGACAAACGGAACGGAACTAGAAACAAGAATAAGGAATAGAATGATGACAATCGCACAAACGGTTTTGATGTTCGCTATGGTTCTTTCTTCAATCATCGTAACATATT